CCCGATATCATTGGCCCCAGACATTAGCACCAAATAGGGACACCCAAGTTTTCTTGGCCCCCATAGGAGGTAGAGACCATTACTAATATCGATACAGAAGAAGGAGTGCTAACGCCTACCCCATACGAGAATGCCTACAGGAGAACACTAATGGATGATGATCCATCTCCTGAAACATCAGACCCTGAACTTCTTGACATTCCTAATGGAGATACTCAAGAGGTTGAAGGATTGGTACAGGCACAGGATGCAAAGGAGCATGATTGGAAAAAGCGTTATAGCGATCTGAAAAGTTATCATGATCGTAAGAATAACGAATGGCTCCAAAATCAAGAGCTTACTGAAGCCAAATTAAAACTGGCAGAACAGAAAGCTTCCGCTCCACAGAATCTTCCCAAGTCACAAGAAGAGTTGGAAGATTTTAAGAAAGAATATCCTGATGTTTATGATGTTGTAGAAACCGTATCTAGGCTTCAAGCAGATGCTAGTGTTAGAGATGTTGAAGAAAGAATCGAATCTCTTCGCAAAACAGAGCAAGAAGCACAGATCAGAACTGCTGAGAAAGAACTTCTTTCCGTACACCCAGATTTTCTAGAGATCAAGAGTGATGCAGAATTTCTGGCATGGCTAGAGGAACAACCTAAAAATATTTCTGATGGTGTCTATAAAAACAGAACAGATTCTAAATGGGCCGCAAGAGTATTAGATCTGTATAAAGCTGACAAAGATATTGGTCAAAAGAAAAGAGGAAGACCAAGAAAAGATCATGTAGAAGCAGCAAAGGCTGTTACTAAAACAGAACGAGCCGTGACTACAGGTGAAGTAGAAAAGAAAATTTGGACTTCTTCTGAAATTGCCCGATTAAAGCCCCATGAATATGAGTCTCTTGAAAAAGAACTTGACAAGGCAAATCGGGAAGGAAGAATTATACCATAACAAATAAGGAGACTAACTATGGCTGAATTTGGTTTGGCTGCTGGTTACCAAAATCTACCTTCGGGTAATTGGGTTCCAGCAATCTACAGTCAAAAAGTTCTCAAGTTCTTCCGGCGTTCCTCGGTTGCAGAAGCTGTGACCAATACCGACTATGCTGGAGATATTGAAAATTTTGGTGATACTGTAAAGATTATTAAAGAGCCGACTGTTACTGTGTCGTCTTACTCACGGGGTGCTGTTGTAAACACCCAGAATCTTGCGGACAATCAGACTACTCTGACGGTTGATCAGGGTAACTATTTTGCCTTCAAGGTTGATGACGTGGAAGAGCGACAGAGTCATGTAAACTGGGAAGCTCTCTCGACTTCTTCGGGTGCTTATAGCTTGAAGAAGGCTTATGATTATAACGTCCTGAAGGCGATTAGTGACAATGCTTCCACCGATACTTCGAATCTCGGTGCGGCTGGTTCGTCTATTTCGTGTAATACGGGTAATGAGTGTGCTAATTATCTTAGCACGTTTGCTCGTATGCTGGACGAAGCTGATGTTCCTGAAGATAATCGTTGGATTGTGGCAGCCCCACAGTTCTATGAGATTCTTCGGCAAGCTGATGCCAAGCTAATGGATTCAAGCGTAACTGGTGAAGATGCGTCCGCTCTCTTGAACGGTGCAGTTACTAGTCGTAAGATTCATGGTTTTAGTTTGTATCAGACTAATGCGATTACTGTTAGCACGCTTGGTGTTGCTTCCAGTCATACTTTTGGACCAGCCGCTACTAGTGGTGAGACGATTGTTCTTGGTGGTCATAAGAGTTCGACTTGTACGGCTTCGGCTATTGCTAAGACTGAAGTTATTCGTGATCCTGATTCGTTTTCTGATATCATCAGGGGTCTACATGTCTTTGGTCGTAAGGTAATTCGTGATTCTGGTACTGGATTTACGGGTGTCTACAAAGGCGTCCCTGATCTCGATTCTTAAAGGAGGACTGAAATATGGCTACTCATGATAAAACGGGTAAAGGCGGTACGACCGGTCATCCTTCAATGGGCGGACGCAGACCTTACCTAGTAGAAAATACTACCTCGGTTGTGGACTACGATCCTGCTGCGGCAGACATCATTCAGATGATTGATGTTCCTGCTGAAACGCTAGTTATGGCGGCAGGGCTTGAAGTTCTGACTGCAAGTTCCAGTTCAGTGACCTTTGATCTAGGCATCACGGGTTCCACGGCTGGTCATCAAGACCCTGATGCTTTTGTGGATGCTTATGATGCCACGGGTACTGGACATGCTCCAATGGATGCCACTGATGCGGCTGCAATGCTCGTCGTTAAGACGGCAGATACCATTGATATTCTAACTGCCGGTGCTCAAGACACTGCCGGTAAAGTTAGGGTATGGGCTGTTCTTTGTGACATCTCAGGTGTTGACGAGACG